TGGATATGGTCGTATTCTCCAAGCAGAAGCACCAGCGATCTACTATTTATCACGGCCACCTCAAAGACATCTCTCCGTTTCTTGATGCTGATTACGTGGTTACTATCACGACCTTCAACGAATCACCAAAAGAGGAGCTGTTGGATGAGCTGCGAGTTATGTACGCGGTCGCTAAAAAGGGGATTGCTTTTGATTGCTTCTCGAGTTACGTCGATTTCAATGATGAAAAGGTTACTTATATAGATCCTGCGGAGATGCTGACCTTTTGTCTCCAAACCTTCTCCAGATATGTTTTTTTAGATCATAGTCTTCCTAACTACAGATATATCGTTTTTGTCTACAAGCCAGATTTTATTGATTCGATATATCCCAATAAATCACAATATTTTGCAAAAAAATAATCGAGTGTGTTATGAATGGAACCAGAAAAACCACCAGTGAAACCAGGGCCAGTTGCCATCGCCAAAAAGTTCACTCTGATAGTTAATGGCGAAGAGATGCTTCTACATGATCCTTCGCCAGAGGTTGTAGAGAGCCTACGTGCCTCGGGACATGAAGTCAGGGAGGAGGTAATCGCTAAGAAGCCAAGGTTCTCCAAGATCACCTCGGAGATAAAGGAGAGGCTTCTGGAGTTGCTCGCTTTTGGGAATACCTTTATGCACTCATGCAACGTTTTGGACGTCTCTCCGTCTTACATAATCGAGTACAGGGCCACACATCCTGCTTACGATGCGAAAGTCCGAGCAGCGATGAAGACTCAGCAGGCTGCTATGGCAGATGCTCTGTACACTACTGGAGTCGGCGGTAACGTTACCGCCCAGATATTTTTCCTCGTGAACCGCACCAGGTTCTTAAGGAGCAGCGATCCTGACAAGTGGATGAACACTCAGAACATCGAAGTTAGCGGGCCAGGGGAAGGGCCACTTGAGCTAACGTTTCTCTCGCCTGAAGAACGGGAACGCCAAATTTTAGAGCTTTTGGTTAAGAAAGAAAAAGATCTTGCCGAGGGTTCTGTGCGTCCGAAGTTCCATAATCTTGCAAAAAGTAAAAAGGCAGGCAAAACCGAGCCACAAACCGGCCGAAACACAACGAAAGATAAAAAATAACCCTCGTTTTAATTTACTAAAATCAAAAACACCGGGTGAAACCTAGATGGGTGCTGCGGCTTGCAAAGAAATGTCTCTGAATAATCCATATACGTTGCGTTTGCTCCAGGAAGACGAGAAGTACCAATCTGAAGAGCACCTTCTCAATTTCACGCAAAACGCCTGGCCGATCATAAACCCAGCGACTAAGTTCCTCCGCAACTGGCATATCGAGCTGATCTGCGAATACCTGATGGCAGTCAGCCTCGGCGAGATCAAACGTCTAATTATAAACATCCCGCCAAGGTACACTAAAAGCACCTTGGTCAGTCTGATGTGGCCGTGCTGGGAGTGGCTCCACGTACCATCCCAACGGTGGGTGTTCTCAAGCTACGCTTCCGATCTTTCGGTTCTTCATTCGATAAAACGCAAGGACATAATCCTTTCCGAGTGGTTCAGAAAGAATTGGTCCAATATAATAAAGCTCCGCGACGATCATAACCGGAAAGCCGATTTCGTTAACACAGAAAGGGGGGCGATGTACTCGACCTCAATCGGCGGCCAGGTAACGGGCATGGGAGGCAATAGGCTGGTTATCGACGACCCAACGAGTCCGCAAGAGGCCGAGTCAGAAGCAATGAGGGAGATGGCGAACACCTGGTACTCCAATACCTTCAAATCTCGTCTCGATGATAAAAGAGAAGGAGCGGTTGTACTCATCCAGCAAAGGCTTCACCAGAACGACATGACGGGATACCTTACAGGCCTGGACGTCTCGGGTCTCAATGCGCATGTTCTGAAAGGAGGTGAGTGGACGTTACTCAGGATCCCGCTCATCTCCGAGCAGGACGAGGACATCTATTCGCCTATCGGCGACAAGAGGCTCATAGTATCCCGCAAAGAAGGCGATCTACTCTGGCCCGAACGAGAAGGGATGGAGCAGATCAAAGAATACCAGAAGGACGAATACGTCTTCGCTGCACAACAACAGCAACTCCCCTCACCTAAAAAGGGGGCAATGTTCGAACGAAATTGGATGCTGTCTTACGATCACCTCCCCCAGGACATCGAAGCCTATATTATGTCTGTTGACGCTACGTTCAAGGAAAGCAAAAAAGGAGATTATGTAGTCATCCAGGTCTGGGCCTGGAAACGACCGAATATGTACCTTCATGACCAAGTCCGAAAGAAGATGAGTTTCACAAAAAGTTTAGATGAGCTCGCGGATATTCTAATTCTTTATCCAGGCCTGTCCGCAAAACTGATAGAGGAGGCGGCGAACGGCGACGCCATCATAAACGTCCTCTCGGAGAAGGTTGGAGGGATCATCCCGATAAGAGCAGTAGGGTCCAAAGAATCCAGGGCGTCGGCTGTAACTCCTTACTTTCGTAGTGGCAACGTTTTCATAAGGAAAGCCCCCTGGATGCACGAATACGTAAACGAACTCCTTAACTTTCCCGGATCGAAACATGATGATCAAGTAGATGCTACCAGCCAGGCTATAACCTACATCCAGGAAACCTTCTGCGGTCTTGGTAAAGAGAGACGAGCTCTGTTCGCTTTCGGGAGAGCCATACGATGACCCGGGAAACCTTTTTGCCTTATGCACGACAGAAGATTGAGGAAGATGACATCCGGGCCGTGAACGAAGTTCTAAGATCGGATTTCATAACAACTGGCCCGAAAGTAGTAGAATTTGAAGAATTTTTCTCAGATGTAGTCGAAGCGGATTATGCAGTCAGTTACAGTTCCGGAACAGCAGCACTACATGGGGCCATCTACGCTGCAAATATCGCAAAGGATGATGAAGTTGTAACATCACCGCTAAGTTTTTGCGCTACCTCAAATTGCGTTCTCTACCAGGGAGGACGCCCACTCTTTGCAGACGTAAGTTATGATACACTCAATCTTAACCCCAACGAGGTTGCCGAGTTAGTCTCTACAAGAACCAAGGCCATCTTAGCAGTGGATTATGGGGGCCATCCCGCAGATCTGGATAGTTTAGCTCAAATCGCAGAAGATTCCCATCTTCTTCTGATAGAAGACGCATGTCATGCCCTCGGAGCCAAATATAAGGGAAAACCAATTGGTGGAATTAGTGACATGACAATTTTCTCTTTTCATCCGGTAAAACATATAACAACTGGAGAAGGAGGGATGGTTACAACCAACGACTGTGATCTTGCAAGACGTCTGACTCTTTTTAGGAACCACGGAATAGGACTTGATTTTAGGCAACGAAGCCTGACAAGAACGTGGAAATACGAAATGACCGATCTCGGATATAATTACAGGTTGACTGATATCGCATCTGCACTTGGCATCTCCCAACTACGCAAACTTCCTGAAAATTTAAAACGTCGTCGGGAGATAGCCGCCATCTATAATAACGCATTTCAAAGAATGCCGGGTCTAGTGTTGCCGAAGGAGCGATCGAACTCGATCTCGTCCTGGCACCTCTATCCTGTTAGGTTCGATTTCGACATTATAAAATCGTCTCAATCAAGAATCTATTCGGACATGCACACCGAAAACATAGGCGTTAACGTTCATTATATTCCGATTTATGAACATCCATATTATAAAAATCTAGGTTATTATAAAAAATGTCCTGTAGCGGATGCAGCTTATAAATCAATCGTCTCTTTACCGATGTTCCACGGAATGACGGATTTTGATGCGGCAGATGTGATAGAGACATTAAAAAACGTGATCGAACTCAGAGAGGTTTAAAATATGGTACCAAGAATAGAACTAGAAGAGATCAGGCCAAAAAGGCACGTATCTGATCGCAGTTGCAATGCCTGCCCATTTGGAGAAACAATTCGCCCACACAAGCATCACGCCAGCGAGCCCCGGCGCAGTCCATGTCTAGCCAAAGAAACGAGTGACCCACACACGCACACGCACCAAGTCAACAACCTTTGGCGGGTTAGTAACGGCAACTTTTTTGTTGCCTATCCCACGCAACCGAAAAAGGATCTCCCCGTAAAGCCCGAGATATGCGTTAGGCCATCCGGTCTGACCGAACTCCATACGCAGAAGACAACGATGGCTTTGGTTGGGGGCCAGGTAAATACTCGATATCGGCCAATGCGAAGGATAGTACGGTGGGTCAACGTTAAGCAAGGGGTTGATCTCCCAGGCGAATACATCTTCGGACGTGGGCCGATCTACTATGAATACGACGGGAAGGTTTACATCTATTGGCCGGCTCCAAAGAGGTCAGAAAGACTAGTCAACACGGTGATTCTTCACGCGGGGAAGAACATCTCAGAAGAAACGTACCAAGAAGTCGTTCGCTGGATGCGGTGCGCTGGCGCCAGGCTCGGAGCAATACAGAAGAGGATTAAACAAAAGGAGATCGAGAAGATCAGGGCAGAAACGAAACCTCTCGAACCTACCTACATGGACATAATATAAGTAGTCCCATCTCACAAAATATGGCATCAGACGCTGAAAACCAATCTTTACGAACCAGAGTGGGGGCGGTAGAAATTGTAGCAAAAGCAGCATCAAACAAACCAGCTAAGTTAAGGTCTTCAAAACGAACTGATTTCCCGCTGATCAAATCCTTTTTCTCGAGATCAAAAGGCGGATCGGAGATCCTGGCGATCCAGGAGATCATAGGTAAAGGCATCCGAGAGTTCCTTATCACGGAGATCTCTCACGAGAACAGGTTTGCCTTCTATCGGTCGATGGAATCGTTAGACCCAGAACTGTTGATCGCCAGGAACTATATCTCTCTGATGATCCACCGAAATTTTCTCGGCATGGCACTCGACACAGTGGATCCGTCCTATATGCCTTCACCCGATTTCCTTGCCCGCGTGAACTCAATCCTGGCCGAACTCAAGTTCACTTCGAAACTGTTCCCTCTGATGAAAGATTTCGTCCGGGGCAATGCGTTCGCTAGGATAATCAGAAGCGACGTAGACAACCATATCAAAGATGTCGAGATCCTGCCGGCCGATTCAATAACGATAGTCTCCGAGGAGTTCACGACCACAAAGAAGAAGAGTATCCTGATCACCGAGGCGGATTATTACATAATTAACGAGCAGAAGGACGTTAACAGAGAGAAGTATCCTATCGATCCCAACCGCGTGGAGGGGCCAGAGGTCGAGAATGATGAGATCTTGCCTGAAATAATCCTCTCTCCCGCGAACATGATTCATTTTGCCTGGGATGCAGAAGCCAACGCTTGCAAGGACAAGTTAGGCCGAGACACGTATAACATCTGGGGCAAATCGCCTTACGACTCGATTGTAGTCTACGTAAAAGCCAAACTGATGATCATGACCGACTACCTACGATGGGTCCGTATGGGGATCCCGAGGTGGACGGCAAGCGTAGACATGTCCCTCTTGAGCGATCTTAATCAGTATACCGGGACAGACGACGAACGAGTAGTTCTGGCGGAAAGGCAAGGCAAGGAGCTCTTTGACAAGATTGAAGAGAGTTTCTACTATCTAGACCAGGACGAAGAGAGCCCGACTTTTGACAAGAAACTACCTGTCGAACCGGATGCTATATTCTTCCATACCAGCGATCTCACATTCGAGCAGAAGGGCGGCGCCAACTCTCCAGACGTCCAGATCCTCGGTATAACGCAGGAGTGCAATAGGGCGATAGCTTCGGCAATGGGCGTGCCGATGTCGTTGCTAGGTTATGAGGAAGGCTCCACCTATGCGATTGGTCGTGTTACTTCTCGGTTCACAAGTGGCATAGGCGGAGGGCTCCTAAGATCACTCGAGGACACCCTCATCACGTTCCTGAAACGGGAGTTCACTCAACGGGGCTGGGCCACGTCTCCAAAGGATTGGGATAACCTCTACATTGACTACGAGCGCGACGATACCGAAGAGCTCATGGCAGTCCAGGCGGCTGAGACAGCCAAGGCGACGGCGATCAACTCTATAGCGACTGCTGCCAGGACGTGTTACGAGGGCAGCTTGCTGACCAAAAACGAGTCCCGGGCCCTGCTCAGAGACGGCCTGTCATCTCTCGAAGATCTTCCTGACGTCGTGGGAGGGGACGAGTTCAAACCCCTGCAGCCTCTAGTCTCTCCATCGCCGAACTACTTCATGCCGGCCTTAGATAGGTCGAACCAGCCCCTATCCGGCGACGTCCAGCCCGGCCAACCTGGATTCGAGCCGGACCATCCGACCCTCCCCAAGGACCAGCCCTCTATGGAGGCGGGCGTCAAGGCCGGTCTGCTCGATAGCTACACCTGGTTCATAGAAGAGGTTGCCAGGAAAGCCGAGGAGGGGAAACTTCAACCACAGTCGAAGGGGTAGTCGATGCCCAAGCCGAACGAAGATGCCAGGAAGTCAAGCCCCGGCGCGTGGCTCTATAAGAACTACGAGCTCTACCATGCCAGGGCGTTGGTACTCGAAATCTTCGGTCGTACCTTCTCTGATGTCGCAGCCGTTCGGTATTACCGTACGCTCCAGGATAAACCTTATATACCAATCAAGCATATAACATCTTGAGATGACAACAGATAGATGGACAAGGAGTAATACCACGGTCTATAATATAGGATATCACCTTATATGGTGTCCTAAGTACCGACGAAAGGTATTAGTTGGCGATGTTGAAGCCCGACTGAAGCAGCTCCTTCAAGAGAAGGCCGATAAGATTGGTGTTTCCATTGAAGAAATGCAGATCATGCCAGACCATGTTCATCTATTTGTCAAAGCGTCACCTGTTGCTAGTCCACATTGGATAGTACAGCAATTAAAGGGCTATACATCCCATGAACTAAGACAGCAATTCAAGTCTCTGAGAACCAGATTGCCTACTCTTTGGACACGAAGCTACTATGTTGAATCATGTGGACATATCTCAGAGGATACGGTTAAAAAGTACATCGAGGAGCAAAAGAAAAAATGATCCTAACCTACAAAATCAAGCATGGAAAGGACTTCTCAGATGAACTGAGAAAGGCTAAGAAGATTGCAAAGTTTGCTATCCAAACCCATAGCCTTAGCTCCAAAGATGTCAAGCACTTCGGTCTTAAATCAATGATCTCTAATCAGATTCTCAGGAAGTATAGCCGAAGCAATACCGCAAGATCGGTTAAGAGTGTCAAATTAGCAATTCCTAACCAGGGAATCAAGGTAGACCGAGACGCAAAGACCATATCAGCACCGTGTTTGAAGCTCTCCCTAAAATATGAATTCCCTGATAACTTTGAGAAGATTAATCAAATCGAAGTCGGCGAGGAATACGCCTATGTCTCAGTATCCATTCCAGAACCGGAATTGATCAAGTCTGAGAAATGGATAGGCGTTGATCGAAACACTGTTGGACATATAGCGGCGGTGTCTGATCCTGAGACAGGCAAAGTTATCAAGCTTGGAAAGTCTGCCCTCCATATTCACCAAAAATACAAGAACCTTCGCAAAGGACTTCAGAAGAACGGCAAATATGGAAAGGTTAAGCAAATCAAGGACAGGGAGAGCCGAATAGTCAAGGACATAAACCACAGGGTTTCAAGGAAGATCGTTGATACTGCTAAGGAATCTGGCAAAGGTATCAAGCTTGAAGATCTAACAGGAATCAGAAACGGCAAGCATAATACAAAGTCGTTCCGCTATGCTAAGAACAGTTGGTCATTCTATCAGCTTCAAAATCAGATAGAGTATAAGGCTAAGCTGCTTGGTGTAGAAGTCGCTTATGTTGATCCAGCATATACTTCAAAATCGTGTAGTAGATGCGGACTCATTGGAGACAGGAACAAAAAGAGTTTCAAGTGTCCTCATTGTGGGCACGTTGATCATGCTGATGCAAACGCAGGGTTCAATATCGCTAAGCGTCCGTGCATTGATCGATTGCATACAGACAGAGATGTATGCAAAGGGACCACTGATAGCCCTAAAACGGCTCTGGCTTGAATCCAGCTAACCGTAGAACCCCAGGTGCTTTAGCCCTGGGAGTATGTCAGAGACGTTATGTAAAACGAGAACCCGCATCATATGCCAAACGAAGCAGGACGAACATGCTAAAGAAAGCCTGGTTAACATGGTCAACGTTGGAACCCCCGTAGCTAACCCAGAGATTGCGAAAGCTCTCGACGGCCTGAACAACCGGTTCGAGCTTAACCTGGTCGAACACTTCGAACGAGCTTATGGCTACGGGTTCGCTCAGGCAACCAAAGAGGCCGCCGGGTACTACCCGCCCCAACTCCAGGGCCCAGACGTAGGCCGGCTGGTAGGTGTTGCTAAACAGATGACGCAACCCATGAAAGATTATAACCAGGCGCTGGCCTCGAAAGTAGAGGGGATGCTAACCACGATGATCGAGGAAGGCAAATCTCCAGGGTACATCGCCAGGGAACTCAGGTCCAGCATCCCCGATTTCCTCAAGAACGAGCCAGTCAAAATCCAACGTCCCGGGAAGAATCCGGTCATGTTCACGGCTGAATCCTACGCTGATATGGTTTCTCAAGTAGTTCCCTACAAACTCCGAAACGAGGGGTACGTCTCCAGGCTCAAGCAGGGCGGCGTAGCTGATGGCTGGGAATGGATAGCTACGGAAGACGAACGGATGTGTCCGGAGTGTGGAGAGAAAAATGGCAAAATCTTCACCTTCAACGACCCAACGCCGCCAGCCCACAATGGCTGCCGGTGCAGGCCCAAAGGCCACTACACGAAATCGCTAGAGGAGCTTGCGAAAGAGGTGGAGGAAGCTGAAGAGAGGATGCCCCCCTCCAGGCCCGTCGACGTCCCCCCTCCACAAGAGATGGCCGCACCAGGGATAGACGTTCCCATGCCGCTTCTGGAGAGCAAAGAGATAGATTTTGAGAAGAGTCCTACAGTTAATCGATATCTAAAAGAAATGAGTGAAGCACAAACCACTCCGACGGCGACTCCAAACGATACGGTGCTTGAGGGGTTGGCCAAAGAAGCCGGTTTCGACCTCCCTCCGATAAAAGTAAACGATAAAGAGCTTGACGAGATAATAAAAGCTGGACATCGAGAACTTTATCGAGGAGTTACAAACGAGGCATATGCAAATGATTTTATAAACGGAGAATATTTTGGTGGCAAAGGCGTATGGGGGAATGGAACCTACACAGCATATGGTTATAAGGAGATCCCAGGGATACCAGCCAAAGATTGGGGCAATTATGGAAAAATTGTTGCCGATGTGTTTGCCAAAGGAAACGAAAAATGTATAATAAGAATGGCATTAGATAAAAACGCAAAGGCAATTCAAATTCAAGATCTTGAGAAATTGGTAGCCAAGGATTACTCACGATACACTGATGCAATGTTCAAGAAAGTACATGCCATGCAAGACGCGGGCGTTGATTTTAATACAATTCACAAGTTGCAAAGTAAAATTACAGCAGGTTCAAATATAATTTCCGATCCTGGTCGTGTAGCATTAATGTATGGATATGATGCGATTGATGTGCCTCAAAATGGATACATGATTATATTAAACCGCAAAGCTCTATACGTGGTAGGTAAATAAATGAATCCGGAGTTAAGTCGTAGGGTGGCTAAAGTTATCGACATCATGGTTATGCTAGGCCTCTCGATGGACGATCGTATGGCTCTTGCACAGAGGGTCGATAGTACAGACTCTTTTGAAGATCTCCCTCTCAACGACCAGAAGAGCATCCTGGCAGCCGAAAAGCTCGTGGCATCCGGGAAGACCTTGCAGCAGATCATGGAGATCGCCATTGTAACCAATCCCGATTATGATATCTTACAAAAATGAAACTCGCGAGGGATACTGATTACAAATGTCCGACACTAGGCGCGGCAAGAAGGCTCGTCGAGCACTTCGTTGGGCATCCCGTCGAGATGCAGCCAATGCAAGACGACGAGAAGAGCTATCTGCTAAACCTCAAAGGTCTTCAGTACCTAAAAGGCAACGTGATATGGACAAACGACTTCATGGAATGGCACGTCCACAGTCGCACGATTCTAAACCTAAGACGACAAACGCGAGGTCTGATATGAACAAAGTTATGGATTACGACGAGTCTTTTGAGGCCAGGGCCTTTCGAGGCATGAAGTTTCTCGAAGATGATTATCTGGCTCTCAAGGAGCTCACGCCAGAACAGATCAAATACTATTGCGAGGGACGATGGATGTAGATATAACCATTATTATAAAGCCGAAATCGGTCGATGCAACCAGGCTTATCAGCATGATATCAGCCCTCAAAGGCGACAGCGAACTCCATATAACTCCTGCGGCTAAGATTCCCGCCCCATCCTGGCAGGAATTTCCGGACGAGACAACGCCTGGAAAAACGGCCGAACCAAAAGAGAAGACGAAAAAGGAGAAGAGGGCCAAAGAGTTACTGTATCCATTGCCAGACGACACCAAAAGTAAGATCCTGGGGCTAGCTGGAAATGGTCTGAGGCCGAAAGATATCGCCAAGAAGCTCAATCTTCCAGCAAGGCGAGTTAACGGTATCATTCGTGGCAACGAGCTCAAAGCCAGACGAATCAAATCCAAGAACGAATTAAGTGGCATCGTTATTGAACCCGGACCAAATGATATCGTCGGCTTCGGACCATATCCTCCAACCGTCAGAGGAGGGAAAATTTCAGACGAGAAGCCACAAGATCTCAGAGATCGCATCACCGAGATGTACTCAAAGATGACATGTAGGGAAATTGCAGCTGCCCTCAAGAACGAAGGCATCGATATATCTCCCAGCGACGTCTTTGGTCTAGTTAAGAAGCCCGCTCCGCCCACGGATGAATCCAGCACCGAAACGATAGTCTCCCTTTCGGACGAGATCAAGACCCGCATCATCGAACTGCTCACTGAAAATTACACCGCCAACGGGGTATCTGATGTCATCTTCGAGGAAACTGGATTAGTGGTCAGTCCAGCAGAGATACGATATTTCCAGCTCGAAAAGGATAAGGGTAACGCATGAAACAAATCGTACCCATTAACCAGGGCGGCCTAGAGATCTGCGGGAACTGCATTTTCTGGGATGTCCTGAAAGGATGTGGCGATCTAGGTTTATGCCCGGCCAAGAGAGCCCGTGGGTATAAAGGCACTACGACCAATCGCAACCAGCTTTGCAACGAGGAGACAATATGTCAGTAAGATCCTGCTCAGAAAACAACCGTCCCCGGGTTCCGGTTGGGCGAAGAAGGTGCTTCGAGGGCCCGCGCCAGGGCCGAACGCCAGGGAGCCGCAGTCGAGGCTAACAGGGGGGATTGAGAATTCCAATCGATGAAGAAGAGATGCACGGTAGCTTAAAGGCCATAAACGATGCTCTTAGAGGCAATTGTGCCTGTATCCAAATACGATCAGAACGTGGAGTACATATCTTCCGGCTCGGCGAATGTACCCCGCTCTGCGCCAGGTTTCATCAGTGCGTAATGTACGACGAAAAGTATAAGAAGCCAGAACCACAGTCGCCAGTAGGCTTCAACCTGAACGAAGTAAGCTAAAATGGAAAAAACGTATTTATAGTATCATCACTCAAAAAAGGATATAATCTGAAAACAAATTTTGGTAGGGGAGTGGGGGCTCTCCAAAATACATGGCCGCGATAGTCTCAAGGACACATCATGTTACTAACATCAAGTTAGTTCAGTTAGGTGATTGGCCTGCTCAGGATACTAATATCCAACCCAATGCAGTCGAGATGAGACTCTCGGTAAGTTATCCAGAGAATTTCAGGCTCAAATTTCTCGAAGCAACTGCCATCAAGGAGGGGGTTTGGAACGAGATTTACGAGTCTGCGGCGGTCCTCAAGGGTGCGGCCTCATCTCTACTGGGCAAGTACCTTTTATGGGGCCATCCCGAGGTCGATTCTCAACCGAATTATCCAGATGTTGCTCTAGGGCAAGTAATCGGCGTCCAATTCGATGATAAAACGTCCAGCACAAAAGCCCTCATAGCTGGCTGGGAGAACAGGATGCCACCAGATCTACTGGAACGTTTGGAGAAAGGCGACCCTCTTGGCGTCTCCGTCGGCCAGGTGGATTTCCTTCACGAAGATGGAGGCGTATTCGACGAGAAGAATTATAAATATACAGTATCTAAAATATATTATGATCATATTGCTATCGTGCCCATCGGGGCATGTCAGATTAAAGACGGTTGTTTGTTGCAAGCAACATCAAACCCAATAGTTGCGAAGTCGAAGTTGAAGTTGAAGTTGAACGAGAAACAAGAAGGTGTGGAGATGGGAACGGGAAAGAAGAGTACCAAGAATCCAGCGACGAAGACCTGTCATCAGGATGAGCCAGGCGGTGGAGAATCAGTTGTGCCGCCCCCGGATGCGTTCCCTGCGTTCGGATCACCAGAAGCTCTCGAAGAGTACGTCAAGGCTCAGTCGGCTCTGACCGACAAAGAACTGATGTTCTCACAACTCGAGATGGCGATGGATTATGTCATGAACACTATCATGAATAATGCTTTGAACGCACATCAAGCGGGCGATGCAGACGCTATCGTAGAGATCCTGAACTGGGCCGTCGAGCAGTGGAAAGCCGGAGCCGTTCTGATGAATCCGGTCGAAGCAGCTCCAGAAGCGGCAGTGGGGGAGAACATGGCATGGAAATCTGAGAAGAGTAAGAAAAGTCAGAAAGCTCCGGACAAGCTCATATATCCAGTAGTCAACATGACGGACGAGGGAAAGATCAGCATATCCTGGA